AGTGCAGCTCGACCGCGTACACCACATCCGGCACAGGCCCCAGGAGCATCGTGTCCGCATCGAACTGCGCGTAGCACCGCGGGATCGCCTGCACCGCTGGATCGGGAAACATCTCCCGGATGTAGTTCACGTCCTTGTTGAGCAGGTACGTGTACGCACCGGTGAGCGGCTCGATCGCTGCCAGCGAGTACGTGTACAGGTAGTCCCCCGGGAGCGTCATGTAGGCATTGCCGGGCGACAGGCTGCTCGTCTGGTTCTTGCGCAGCGCAGGAAGCTGCACCGCGTTGTAGATTTTCTGCTCGGTGAACTGCGCGAAGCGCGCCATGTCCGCAGCAGCGAACGTGTTACCGATCGAGCTTTCCACCGCAGCGCTAAGAGCGGCGTAGTCCATGGCTCAGAAGGTCCCCTGGAACTTCTTGCCGCGCGTCGCCGCACCGCCACCGCGCGCTGTGCCACCGCCCGATGGCTTGCCGTCATCGAGCGCGCTGGATGCCGACGGCGGGTTCGACGCGGGCGCGGCCTTGTGCGTTGGAGCGTCCTTCGCGACACTGCCGCCCGCGGCGAACGCGAACGGGTTCTTGCCCTTCTTGGCCGGCGCCTTCTTGACGCCCTTGCCGAACGGTGTCATCTCCTTGGGCAGGTTGCTGCGTGTGGTCGTCATGTCGGGCTCCTCAGAACGGTGGAATGGTCGGCGTAGGAATGGGCGTCGGCACCGGGTCGGGGTTGAGCACACGCGACGCCTGCAGCCCCGTGTCGGGCCGCGGGTTGCGCAGCGCCTGGGGATCGAACACAGGATAGCGGCCCTGCCAATTCTGCGGGTGGTCGAGGTCCCAGCAGGAGCGGCACACGAGCAGGTTGTTGGCCCGCCCGGCCACCGTCTCCGTCTTCAGCGTGCGCAGCCGGTAGGTGAGCCCACAGCGGTCGCAGATACCGTGCGCGCGCTTGCCTGATGCGTAGGGGGTGCTCATCGGTACATCCTCGGGACAAGCCGCACCGGTGCCTTCTCCCGATCTTCGTCGGCAGCGAGCATCCATGCCTCGTCGTACTGCGCTTTCAGCGCCGCCACGCGCGGCAGTGCCTCGGGAATCTTCATCGACAACTGGTACGCCAGCCCGGCCGTCAGCGCGTTCAGGAACCGAAACGGAATGTCCTGCGTGGTCAGCCCGGTGCCTGCATCCTCCAGCCGCCGCAAGCGCCACACGATCATCGTGTAGAGCGTGTCGCTGTTCGGCACCGGCCACAGGATCAGCGACGGCCCTGCCGCTGCCCGCTTGACCAGCATCTGGTACGGCCGCCCTGGTGACAGCTTGTTCGGGATCGTGGTGTAGACCGACGTGCTGATGCGGTTGAGCATCAGGTCGGACTGGCTGGTGCCCGTGCCTGTGCGCACCGCCACCTCGAACACGTCCACCGTGTCGGGCGGCAGCACGTAGGTCTCCTGCCCATCGAGCAGCGGGATGTCGAGCTGATCGATCGTCCACAGGTTGATGCCACGGTTGGCCCACTCCGCCAGCAACAGGTTCAGGCTGCGCCGCGCCGTGCGGACCTGATGCCCCGCACGAACCTCGACACCGCAGCGCTCGAACGCCTCCTCGATGAGGTCGATCAGCTCAAGGTTGTAGGTGGCAGTCCCTGACGTGGCCATGGGCTACCTCAACGCTTGACACAGCCACCCTTGGCCATCCCCTGCAGGCCCGGCCGGGCCGGCATCCCCGCCTGAGCCGCCTGCTGCCGGGCCTGCACGGCCTGCTGAGCGGCCATCGGCACCTGGGCCGGGGTCTGGGCCTGCTGAGGCATCGGCCGGGCCTGTGGGGCCTGCGCAGCCTGCTGCCGGGCCTGCATGGCCTGCTGCATCCCCGCCTGGGTCGGCGGTGCCATCCCACCTTGCCGTGCCATGCCTGGATCGAAGCTCCCCACCTGCGGCCGGGCCATGCCCGGAGCTGGCTGCGGCATCGGCCGAGCCATCGGCACCCCCATCTTCGGCTGAGCCATCGGTGGCATCGGCCGGGCCTGCATGCCCGGAGCTGGCGTAACACCACCATCAGCGAATGCGGTCTTGTCACGCCCTTCATTGCCGTAGTTCTGCGCTGCTGCACGCGCCATGCGCCGATCACTCGCATCGTCATCACTGGAGACCGGCGGTGCAGGCTTGCCACGCCCCTCATTGCCGTAGTTCTGCGCCACCGCACGCTGCATGCGCCGATCACTCGCATCCTCGTTCTGCGCTACCGCACGCCGCATGCGCCGATCACTCGCATCGTCATCGGTCGCCGCCGACACCTCCGGCGGTGGCGACGGCCGCCGCTTGATAGGCGGCACACGCACCGTCGGCTGCGCCGCTTGCGCCGCCATCCGCTTGCGCACGAACTCCATCGCCCGAGCGCGCGTGTCGTCGTCGATATTCGCGTTCGGGCCTTCAGTGACGCCACCTTCGGCGAACTTGAACTTGCCCTTGGCGCCGCCGGCCATGCCGTGCTCCTTCTTCTCGGCCTTGAGCATGCCCGCCGGAGCGCCCTTGGCCTTCATGAAGGCCAGCTCCTTCTTGACGTGCGTGGGGGCGACAGTCCCGCCCTTGGCGTAGTAGTCATTCCTGCGCATGGTTACTCCTTTACAAGCTCGTTGGGAAAGCCGCGATGGGTATCGAGCCACGAGGCCGCGCAACACCGCGCGTGAAGCGGAAAGGCGTCAGATACGCAACTATCGGTGCCGCGTTCGATGCTGAAATGGCAGCGACGTACATGGAGTAGGTGCCTGCGACGTTCGAACTGCCCATGACGGCTGCATAGACCTCGACGCCATCGATATCGACAGTGAGCGCATCGCCGTTGCATGTGACTTGCGCAAAGTGGTACGCGTTCAGCGATGGTATGGACAAACTAGTACTTCCGTGCGCAGTACTCGACCACTGCAGCCGTCCGTCACTTCTGTTCGCCACCAACGTACCCACGATGACGCCACCCGGGGCATCCCATCTGAAAATAATCCCGTTGGTCGAATTCTGCAAAGTCTCGTAGCGAAACCACGACTCAAGCGTGAAGCTCAAGCCCGCAGCACGTGAGTAGACCGAATCGGGACCCGACGATGTGAAAGGCGCGATTGTGGGAAAGTCCCGCACAACGGCGATCGTGTTCATGCCGAACACCTGTCGCACAGCCGTGAACGACGCGCCCGCGCTCATCACTGCCGACCCGCCTGCTGCACCCAGGTTCACCTGGGTCGTCGAGGCGGGAACGCCGTCCTGCACCATCAACTGAACGCTCGGCCAGAACGGGTCCCCCGAGCTGCCGCCGCCTCCGCCCCCACCACCGAGCGCCGGCATGCCGAAGCCAAAACCGAACGCGCTCATGGTGCTTTAGTAGATGGCGATCATCAGTGTCGCTGTCGTGTTCGTCGCGTTCACGCGTGCCACACGCACCGGGATCACCGAGCCCACCGGCAGCGCCGTGAACGTCACGGTGTCACCGAACTCCGTCAGCACGCTGGCGTTGCCCGCCCCGCCGATGTAGATGGTGGCCGGCTGGGCGAGATTGACCGAGTCGCTCGGAACAACAGCAGCGGCGCTGCCGGGGAACGCCGGGTATGTCGGGCTGGGGTTACTACGCTGTCCCATGACAGCCCCCTACGTCAGGGCCGCGCCGACGCAAGTCACCCACGCCGAGCCGGTGCAGATCACGAGACAGAACTCGTTGTTGCCCGCGCCGTTGTCGTTGACCACCGCGACGGCGCCCAGCAAGGACGCACTGGCCGCGGGCAGCGACGCAGTGGCGATCGGGGTGAAGATGGCGCCGTAGCCGACGCTAACTGGTGGAACGAGAACACCGATGAAGCCATTCGTCGAGACGACCGGACCGGTGAATGTGGTCTGAGCCATAGTTCCTCACATGCGAGTGATGCGTGCCACGTCTGCATGTCGTCCGCCGGGCCGGTCGTGGCGCGATGATTGAAATCCCGGAACGCACACAGTGTACGCCTCGCGCCCACACGTGCAAAGGCCCGCCGTAGCGGGCCTTTTCGAGCTGCAGCAAGCCGCTCAGTTCAGGTCGCGCCAGCCGAGCCCCACGCTCCCAGGGGATCGCTGACTCCGAACGAGTACCGCTCGCGAGCCTTGTACCGGCAGTTGCCGGTGTCGAAATCCTCGTCCATGCCGGTCTTCAGCGCGACACGGTTGAAGTGCTTCAGCCCGTTCGGCACGTCCGTCTTGATGAACCACGCGTTCGGGTCGGTCAGGAAGTGGTTGATCGCATACCCACCCGGGATCGCCGACAGGTTGCGGATCGCGTTGATGTCGTTGTCCGCGGTCGCGGTGCGGCCCTCGGACTGCAACAGCCGCACGACCACGAACATGTAGGCTGGCGGGATGATCAGCTTCTTCGGCTTGGCCGCGATCAGCAGGCCGCGCTCATCGGTCCACGCAGCGATCTGGATGACCGCCGCCTCCAGCGAGGTCTCGTTCATGTCCACGCCTGCAGCGGGATTGTTGAAGTTGACCCCACCACCGACCAGCGGGTGCCCGACACGCGCTGATGCCGCGTTGATGCCGAACAGCGACACGCCGTCGCCACCCAGGAACGAACCGCTGAACCCGTTGTTCAGCACGGCCGCGCCCTTGACCTGCTTGGTGTACGCCATCGCACGAGCCAAGGCCTTGGTGTAACGCGCCGAGAGCGAGTCGTAGAGGTTGTCTTCGACCGCTTCCTCGGTGATGCTGAACCCGAGCGCGATCGTCTCGTGGACGTAGCGCGCGGTGAACGCCTCTTGCGCGTTGTCGTACGCGAGGGCTTCACCTTCGGGCTTGACCGGCGCAGAACCGAAGCCCGACAGCTTGACCTCTTCCTCGAACGACCGTTCCGAAGACTCGGTGTCGAAGATTTCCTTGTGCTCTTCGGCGTACTGCTTGTACTCCAGACCGAACAGCGCGTTGAGCCCTGGGAGCAGCTCTTTCATCAGTTGTGCACGAGAGATAGTCATGTTGGTAGCTCCTCAGATGCCCACAGCGTTCAGATAGCTGTGATGGCCGGGGTTGAACTTGACCAACACGTCCGCGAAGGAGTCCGTGAGGGGCGAGACGATCGCCACGACACGCAACGCAGCGTTGGTGGCCACGACCGTGGACTCGACGGCTGAGGTCGAGTTGCCCGTCCGGGTGTTGCCCGTCGAGGTCGACTGCACCGCCGCCATGAAGCTGTTGGAGCCGATGGCTGCTTGAGCAGCGGCACCGTCCATCTGTGCCTGGAACAGCACATCGGGATCGGTGACCACCTTGGCCTTGATCTTCGTGCCGGCCGGAGCGACGTAGCCCGCAGGGTAGTACTGCGAGAATTGCTGCTGGCCCTGCGCGTTGATGTACTCGCAGCCGACGAAGACACCGATGGTGCCCGCCGGGAAGGCGTTGGTCGTGCCGTCGGCGCCGGTAGCCACCATGAGCTGCAGGTAGCCCGTTGTGACGAGCGCGACGATCGAACCGTTGAAGATGTTCGCCGCATAGCCTGCGGGGTCGATCTCCAACTCCGTGACGGCGCCGGCATACGGCAGCCCGTCCATGCGCTTTACGGGGCGCAGCCCGTAGGGAGTTGCAGTGAGAGACATGATTGGTTCCTTCAGGTTCCGTTGCCAAAAGTCTCGCCGCGCGTCGTCTTGGACTTTCGTTCCACGAACAGCGGCATGCGAGGGTCGTTGTTACGCATGAGAGCCGTGTCCACCGACTGCATCTGCTGCCGCGCCTGCTTGGCGTAGTACTCGTTGCGAGCACGCAGCTTTGCAGTGGGCATCTTGCACAGCATCAGACCACCGATTTCCACGTTGCCCGCCGCGTTGGCGGGCAGCTCCAGCTCGGGATGGTCTGCTGCCTTGACCGGCACCCAGCCTTCGCGCAGCCGCTTGCTGACGTTAGTGGGGTCGGCCACGCCCAGTACGTGAGTGGCTACCCAGTGGAAGCTGAATCCCTCAACCGGATTGGGCGTTGGCAAGGTGCTCGGGGGGAGGTACTCCTCACGAACTTCGTTCTCGCGCGAGTCGTTCTCGCGGGGCTGACGGTTGTCTTTCATTTCTGCTCCAGACGCACAACTTCTTGCGCGTATTGCTGCGGTGTAAGGCCGAATTTCTTCGCCAGAGCGATCTGGGTCGGAGTGAGCCGAACTTTGGTTGGACCGTTGCTGCTGCGTGCCGCGGAAGTCACCGGGCTGCTGCGCGTGGTCGTGCGCTGCTGTGAGCGAGCGTCGCCGCCAGGGTCTGCGCGGCCCTCGCCGAAGTAATCGGTGAAGACCTCATGCAGCCGGCTATCGACTTTCTGAAAGTACTCGTCTGAGCGAGGATCAACGCCCTGCTTCACGAGCTTCTGATGAAGCCCCAGCGCGAAACTGGTCATCTCCTCGTTGCCGTCCGCTCCAAACCACTGGTTTCTTGCCTGCCAGCGCAGTGTCTTCTGGTCAACCGGAGCATCTTCGGCACTTACGGCGGGGAGTGTAACCACTTCCTCCGCCACTTGAACAGGGGCTGGCCTGAAATTCGCAAGCTCCCGCAATTGAATCTTGGCTTCGAGCAGCTTTTCCTGCGCCACCAGCTCGGCGTCCTGATCGAACGCTTCCTTGGCTGCCTTCAACTCTTTGCGCGCCGCCTCCACCGCCGCCTCGACGTTGGCCTTCGATGCGGCCAGCAAGTGCGTCTCGCCGTTGGTCGTGCGCTGCGCCAGCGCGCGGTTGTGCTGCAGCAGCGTCTGCGACGCGCGTACCGCCTCGTCACGCTCGCGCTCGGCCGCCTCCCGCGCCCGGCGCTCATCATGCCGGGCATGCGTCAGCTCGGCCATGCGCGACTTGATGCCGGCCGAGTAGGTGGCCAGCTCCGCATCGTCCGGGTCCTTGACCTCGTGCGTGAGCGGCTTGCGGCCACGGTCCTTCTCGGGCGTGTCATCGACGATCTCGATGTCGGGCAGACCGTCGTCAACGTCCGCCGCAGCGGCCTTGCCGCTGCTGCGCTGCGCGCCGTCCGCACCGTTGATGATGACTACTTCCTCATCATCGTTCCTGTCATCGTTGGGTTTCGTTGCCATGCTTGTCTCCTTCAGTACGCCCGCGACAGGCCGCGAGGATCGTCCACGGTTGCCTCGACTTGGTCATCGTTGATCAACCGGAACTCCTTGCCGAACAGCTTGAACCGCGTGCCGGCGTAGGTGCGCACGATCACCCAGTCACCCTTCTTGCACCACGGCCCGCTCGGGAAGCGCGTCTTGTCACCGTACGCATCGGGGCCGACAGCCAGCACGAAGAGCACGTTGGTGCCCGACTGCTCTTCCTGCTGCAGCTTGGGCGTCTTGACCAACACCGAATCGTCGAAGTAGTCCGCCGGTTCGGGCGCTGCGCACAGCAGGTGGAAGCCCGTCGGCGATGGCAGCATGGCTGCCGTGCCGGGATCGTCTGCGGAAGGTGCGTCCGCGTCTTCGGCCGCGTCTTGCGCGGCCGTGTCGATGCGTTTGATTCCGACAGGCAGGATCAGGTCTTCAGGGGGGATCACCAAGTCTTCAGGGGGGATCATCATGATCATTTGCGTTGCTTTCAAGCAGGCCAATCAGCAATTGCTCGGCGGTGCGCAGCCCGGTAATCACACCGACAAGATTCTGGTACGCATCGAAACTACGCGGCGAACCATCCACGATCGCGCCGGCACGCAGCTTGATCTCCTCACGCAACCGTATGAGGAGATCGTCTGCCGTGCGCAGCTTGTCCAATCTCATGCCGGTGTCTCCGGCTCATCCAGCGGCGAAGCCCGCGGCGGCTTGACCGGTGCGCTCTCGCCGATCGCATTGCTCTCGTGCTCGGCATCCAGCCGATCGACGTTGGCCTGTGCCTCGGCCCGGTCCTTGGCCAGCAGCGCCTGATCCTGCGCGCGGCCCATCATGCCGACCTGCAGCGCCTTGACCTCGATGTTCTGCTCGCCCAGCTCGCCCACCTGACGCAGCTTCTGCTCGGCCAGCTCGATCTTGTCGGTCTTGTCCGCGGCGTCGACCATGAGCTTCTTCTCGGCCAGATCGCTCTTGTCGGCCAGATCGGTGCCCTTGACCGCCAGCTCCTTCTCCTTGATCTCCAGCTCGCGATCGCGCTGGTCGAGCGCACGGACCTGCAGTTGGTACATCGGGTCCTTCGTCTGCTGCTCGGCCTGCGCGGCCTGTGCCTGCTGCTGATGCTGAGCCTGGACCTGCTGCGCGGCCTGTGCGATGGCCTGGGCCAGTTGCTGCTCCTGTTCCGGCGCCATCGGCTGGCCAGGATCGGGCAGCGGCTGCCCGAGCGCCTGCTCGATGCTCTGCCGGTACAGGTACGCCGTGTGCTCGGCGATGTGCGCCTGCATCGCAGCCGCGATCATGGGCGCCTTCGGGTTCTGACCGATCGACTGCATGACGATCGGGTCGTTCAGCATCGCTTGATGCGCCTGCAGATGCGCCTCGTGGTTCTGCGGCATGAACGCCTTGATCGGCTTGCCCATGAGCACGTTCATGTTCTCCGACACCGGGTCGGCGGGCATCGCTTCCTCGGGCATCGGCACCAGCTTGTCGGCGTTCTTGATGCCCAGGACTTCGAGCATGCCGCGGTGCAACTGCGCGAGGTCGTAGACCTGCGGTGCCTGACTCGATAGCTGGATGGCCGCTTGGTACTGCACGACGCGCTGGCTCATCGTGGCCGCGCTCGGGTCGCTCACCGGGATCACGTCGACCATCGCGAAGTCGGCCTGCTTGGAGCCCGGCTGCGGTGCAGTCGTCTGGTAGGTGTAGGAGTCGTCACCGCTGTCGGCGATCACTCCCTTGAGCAGCTTCAGCTCGATCTTCAAGGAATTGTGGGTCCGCGCTTGAACCGCCGACATCACCTTGAGCTGGCGTTCGAGGAGCGCCAGGGTCGTACCCACCGGCGTCTGCGCGCTCATGTCGCTGATCTTCATGTCGGCCGTGCCCGGCAGCCGCCGGCCATCCTCGACGATCTTGTCGAGCAGGCCTGCCAGGACAAGGCTGGGCTCCTTGTACGGCAGCGGCAGCAGGTTGTCGCGCAGCACGCCCGACATCACGTCCACGTCGCGCCATTCCCCGGGCGAGATCGGCGTGTCGTCGCCCTTGATGCGCAGCCCCTTGGCCTTCAGGCCGCCGGGGAGGTTGGACAGGGTGCCGGCGTCAACGAGCTGCCGCAGGATGGATGTAGCGGCCTTGGCATACCCGCCGATGAGGTGGAACAGGCCGTAGCCGTACGGGCCGAAGCCGGGGATGTAGTCGTACTGGACGATGTGCTGGCGGCGCAGGTACAGCGGATCGCCCTCGACCCAGTTGCGCCGGATCGACAGCATCTCGCCGCCCTTGATCTTGGTGATGACGTAGGGCCGGGGCCGGTCCATGTCCGGGTCGCACTCGCAGTCCTTGAGGACCAGCGAGACTTGTATCTCATAGAGGGTGTAACCCTCATCGTTGATGTCGCTGAAGCCGGTAGCCTCGTCCTTGGCTTCGCGAATCTCGTCGACCTCGCGGTAGGGCGTGCCGAGTGTGACGTCGTCGGTGTAGACACCCGCGGCCTGCAAGTTCGTGATCTCCAGCTCGCTCTTGCGCATGACGTGCGTGACACGCTCGGAAGAATAGACGTTGGCCGCCGAGTAGGGCATCACGATGTCTTCGGCCGGCACGAAGAGCGAGACCTGCCGGCCCAGGTTCGGGTCGTAGTTCACCTTCTTGAAGGCGCAGCCCACGGGGGACAGGTTCCACAGCATCTTCTCGTGCTCGCTGCGGAACTCCAACATACGTTCCGTAAGTTGGTAGTTCATCTCGCCCTTGACGCGTGCAGCGGCTTCCTTCTTCTGCTGCGTCTCCTCGCCGATGATCTTGGTGCTCACCGGCCCGGCAGCCGGGAACGTCTCCATGATGGTCTCGGATTGGAAGCGCACGACCGCCTCGGTGATCATGGGATGTGTAACGCCGCAGGCACCGAGCCACGGCTCGGTACGCTCCTCGTATTTCAGCCCGAGCAGCTCCAGCCCATCCCTGTAGGTGTCGGCCCACTCCTGCCGGCTGCGCTTATCCTCGTCCACCCACTGGTCGATGTCGCCATTGAGCCGGCTGACCTCCTGCTCGTCGGCCAGCATGAGCAGGTTGGCGTCGAAGGCCGGCGGCGGGACAGCGGCCAGCGCCGCCGCCAGCGCATCGCCCTCCGGGTCGTCACCACCGTCATCGACGATCTCGATCTCGATGTCGGGCTCGTTCGGTTCATTCGCCGCGAGCGCGGTCAGGCCCAACGGAACGGAGGCGAGGGACTTGGCGACGTTCATGTGTGGCTCCTTAACTGCACGCGAAGTATGACGAGCGTGCGAGTGTTAATAGTACGCGGCATGCCTGCGGCGCCGCTGAGCGTAGCTGTCCTCATCATCCTTCGGATCGCTGCTCATGCGCAGGAAGCCGCCGGCACGAAAGCGTTGGAGGGCCTGCGTCACGGTGTCGTACAGGTCGTCGTAGTCGCCCATCGGGAACGCCGCGCACTCCTCGATCACCTCGAAGGCCCAGCGCCGATCGGGCGCCCAGACCATCTTGTCCTGAAGGATCGGAGCGACGGCGTTACCCCGTGCACGCTTGTCGTTACTGACGCCGGCTTTCCCCCGGGAAGGGGAGACTTCAGTGACCGGCAGGCCGCCCTGCCGCATCTCCTGAATCAGCGGCGCACCCGCGGCCTTCTTCTCGATGAGCAGCGCGTCGGGCTCCCAGTCGCGGTAGGTCTGCCACGCCTTCTCCTTGAGCTGCGGGAACTCCCAGCGCCCGCGGAACGCGTCGAGGAGGATCAGCTCGTCCCGCTCCGTGCTCTCGTTGAACCACACGCCCCAGGTGGTGCACGCGCTGTAGTCGTTGCTGGTCTTCGTGTCGTGGGCGGTGTCCCATGAACTGATGATGAAGGTCACGGCAGGGGGCTTGTCGCGCTGCCATATCTGCCACCAGTCCCGTTTAAGGATGGCCCCTTCCTCGTGCGCCGGCTCCTGCGTGTACTGCGCTGCCCAATACTGCGGCTGCATGCCGGCCTTCTTGGCCATCAACTGCTCGATGGGCCACTGCTCGGGCCACAGCGACTTGCCGGAGGGCATGATCGCAGGGAAGCGGACTTCGTTCCATGGCAGGGAGTCGGCATTCTCCTTAGCCCACGCCAGCGCCCGCCCGATGGGGTCCTTCTTGCCCCAGCGTGTGCCGATCATGATGATCGCACCCGATGGCATGAGGCGCTGCAGCGGGCCGACCTGCATGTAGGTCCATGCGTTCTCGAAGGCGGCATCAGGATTGCTCAGGACGGCCTGCTCGGAGACGAGGTCATCTGCGATCAGGAGATGGGCGCCGTACCCGGCCGCCGCGCCGCCCACGCCCAGGGCGAGGTACGTGCCGCCGGCCGTCGTCGTCCAGTCGTCGGCCGCGGACTTGTCACGGGAAACGATGGTTCCGGGGAATATCAGGATGTAATCGGGAGTAGCAAGGAGGTTTCTGACTTGTCGTCCGAAACTTGAGGAGAGGTCCGAGGTATGCGTGACCATCATGATATGGTGGTCAGGATGGTGGCCGAGATACCATGCCACGAAGAGGAAAGCGATGGTTATCGACTTCCCGAAGCGGGGAGCCATGGATACTGTGAGGCGTAATTCCGTGCCGTCGCATACTGCGTGCAGGAGCGGTTCTAGGAACCGATGATGCGGACCTTGCTTGAACCCCGGGTACATGCGGGCGCAGAAGTGCAGGAAGGAGGATTGCGCGAGTGCAGTCTGCTGCGCTGTATCCAGCGCGTCGAGGTCGGCGAGGAGGGCCAGGGCGTCAGCCTCCGCAAGGAGGGCGAGCGAGTCGATGAGGCGTCGGACTTCGTCCGCCGGCATCAGCGGATGCGCGAGCGCGTTCGAGTACGTGCGGAATTCAGGGAGCGGCATCGGGAGCGGGGACGATCACCGCGTCGGAAATCTCCGACGCCGGCACGGCCGGCGGGAGAAGGCGTGTCAACCGCTCGCGCAGCCGGGCAACGATGGCATCGGCAGTATTCTCGGATGGAGGTCTTGCAATTTCAATGCGCTCCGTGAACGCCCCGACCTCGGTCACGGTACCCAAGGCCTTCAAGGCCGGGAGGCTGGTCTTCGGATCGGCCGAGCGGGAATGCTCGATGAGGCGGGCGACCACGAAACCGCGAATCTGCTGCGCCTGCTCAACGTAGTTCCAGTCGTACTGGGTCAGCATGCCGGCGAGGTGGCGCACCGCAGGGGGTGCACGCAGGGTCATGAGGGCGGATTTGGCCTTCAGAGGGTCCTGATAGGGGTCGGTGACGGAGCAGAAGGCGGCGCGGGCGGCTGCCTTGGCCGCCTCCTCGATGCTGGGGTCCTGCGGGGGGTCTTCGGTGTGCGCACCGACGGCGTCGAGCCAGGAGACCGTCTCAGCCTGGGCAGAGACGAGTTCAAGAGGGGCTGCGGCGTCGAGGGAGACCCCTACATCGGGGTCCGGGACCGGGAACTCCGAAGGAGGAGGCGGATCGGGCGGGTCTACGTCGTAGACCCCGAATTCGGGCTCAAGAAGGTGCGCGAAAAGGGTCATGACGACGGGGAATTCGCGTGGAAGGGGGGTGTGTATGGTACTCTGCGCGTGCGGCCCTCGCGGTTGCCGCGTTTTGGAGTGTGTTTCAGGTGCCCGCCGGAGTGATCCGGCGGGTTTTTTCATTTCTGGGGTAATTCGGGGCGAATTTATTAAATTTTTGGGTATCTAAGCGGCTAAAACCCGAAATTTTCAGATTTTTTCGACCGTTTGGCAAAATCCGTGTTCATAGGGCATGGGTAACTTCCCTATCACCATGGGGGTGGGGGTACCGTACCCCTCCACTCCCCCCGTCAGATACTCTGTAAATGGGGGTGAAATAGGAGGTTTCGTACAATAGAGTCAGCGGTTAGGGGAACCACACCGGTTCCGCCGCTGTGTACTTGAAAGGTACATCATGCAAAAGATTGACTTCGCCGCCATCCTCTCCGCCACTCATACCGCAGTGATCCACAACGCAGACACCACGGCTGTGGCAAAGGCCTGTTTCACGCTGCATGCAAAGCACGGTTCCACCATTGAGGAAATCCTCGCGATGGACCGTGCCGCGCAGGGCATGCGCAAGGCTTGCGATGGCATGGATACCGGTCATGCTGCGAGCCTGCGCACCATCCTGCAATCCGAGGGTGTTGACGTCACGAAGCGCAGCGCTGTCAGCGCTGCACTTGCCGCTGAAGTCTGGCTTGATAGCGCCAAAGACAACGACGCGCAGAAGCTTGCGCGCACTGAACCCGGCGCCATCATCAAGCCCGACTCGAAGAAAGGCCTGAGCGAAGCCGCGTTGACCTACTACAACAAGATCGCTCAGCGCATCGGTAGACTGGCCAAGGGCGTCGTTGGCAAGGATGCCGACGCGCCGGCCGCGCAGCGAATCAAGGCCAAGACGCCCGTTGCACGTGACTTGCAGAAGGCAATCAATGCACTGGTGGCCGAAGGCTACGAGCGCAAGGCGATGCTCACTGCCGTGGCTCGCGCGTACGCTGCCTAATCCACCCTCAACCCGCAACCCCCGCCCAGTTGACGCGCTGTCAACTGGGCTTTTTCTTTTGGAGCTACACATGATTGCCATCTCTATCGCCCCCTCCGCCATCCAGCAGTACTTCATGTCCGGCGATGCAGCCAAGCAGGCCTGCGCCTACGTGCGCCAGCGATCGAAGGATGCAGCCGCGCTGCGTGCCGAGCTGACATTCACATTCAACTCGGCAGCTCAGCTCGAAGCCGACATCTACGGGCACCGCCTGTGCCTGAACACCTTCGGTGGCGGCTACGTCATGCTCAGTCACGGGCGCGTGTACTCGTTCGACGACGTGGCGCAGCCCCTCGCCTACATCCTTGCCACGAACTGGTAAGGAATGTGTGCCCCGCAAGGGGCTACTGGTCTGCGTCCGATGGGGCGCAGACCAGTAGTTGACACGTCCGTCAACTACCTAACCCGGAGATACACCATGTACACAGTTCGCCTCGATCACAACGGCCGTACCCTGCGCTTCAACACCGACACGCGTGTCGGTGCCTTCATCATGTTCGACGCGCTCAGTGCCGTGCACCCGCAGGAAAACCTGTCCGTCTGGTACGGCGGGACCAAGCTCGAAGACCAGCGCACGCGCGCGTTCGCCTGACCCTTGTATAACTTTACACATAGGACCTACCGTGAAAACCATCATCGCCTTGCTCGCCGTCTGCATCTTCGTCCCCATCTTCATCTTGGTTGGCGGCATCACGCACACGCACGTGCAGCAAGCACCCATCAAACGCGTCGAGCGCATCGAGCGAGCAGTTGACGACGCTGTCAACCGGGCACCCACACCCGAGGAACTACGCAGGGTCGAGCAGCGCTGGGCCGAGCAGCAGGCCGCCGAGCAGGCACGCACCCCCGAGCTGCGCTGTGTGCACATCAGCTTCGACGCAGGCACAGCACACACCCGTTGCTGGCAGGAATGAGGCAGTTGACGGGGCTGTCAACTAGGCTGTTATTGGTATCTAGTGTCATAGTTAATGCCTTCACTTAGGGCGCTATCCGACCGAATAACAAACCTGAAAAATGCCTGTTGTTGGAAGCTACGTCTCCATAAGGGTCATGACAACACGAAACGCTGCAAACGCGCTCAAAGCGTGGCAGCGTGACCCT